CTCCGTTATCGTCCAGGATCTTCTTGAGATTGGCAGGATCCTTGAGGTCAGAGGCGAATGGTGCCGTGCCTGGTGTTCCCCAGGCACGCGAGGCAGCCTTATAACCGGCATCGGAGATGTCGCCTTCCATTTCGTTTCGCAGGGCTCGAATTGCTTGCGCGATCTGGTCCTGTTGGATCGTCAAATAGCCTGGTCCACTTTGGACTCCCTTTTGTTCCTCACCACTCCAGGAGAATGGATAAGCGCGGGCTTTCGTCAGCGTGAGACTTTTTTTACCGATCACCTGGTCTGCCGCAGCGGGCAATGCCATGGCCGGTGTGATGTCCTTGCCACCACTATTGGCGGGTGTTTGAGAGACCAGCAGCGTTTGCCCGACGGCAACGCGGTCCGCACTCGGGTCACGCGAGACGTTGGGGATAAAGCCGATTCGTTCTTGCGATACGACATCCAGCGCGGCATAGATGTCGGGCATTAGATCTGTAAGTGTGTTAGCCATGTGAAAAGTACCTCAACTTTTAATAGGATGTCGTGCGCTTAAGCGTCAACGACTTTTCCACCTGCCCTGAAAAAAACGATCTGGGCAAATGGACTAAGCGCCTTCAAACCGGCGCGGTTGATGACCTTCGGACTCTCGTCGTCCTTTTGGTCTTCCCTGGCGGTATCCGGCGGCGTGGTGAAGAGCGCAGCCATGTTGTCGTTGACCAGCGATGCATCGCGCATACTGGCATACAACTGATTGGCATCCTTCGTTTTGGTCTGTGCCTCGTCCAGCGCGGGACGCAGATCAAGCGCCTTCTTCTTGCCTTCCGGAGTCCCATCGTTGAAAGCGGTATCCATCTCAGCCAGGATCCGCTTTACCTCTGCATCCGCGGCGAGCGCGGCGTCGTAATAGGGTTTTAGGTTTGGCATCTTTTTTCTCCTTACTTGAAAATTTGAACGTAGTCACGCAGGCGCTGCGCCTCGTGCTCAAAATCAGACTGAACGGAAGCGCTGGACTCCAGCTCGTGCTGATCATTGACAGATGAATTAGCCTGCCTTGTGGCAGACGGAACAATATTGCTCAGCAAACGATTGACCGTTTCCTCCAGGGTCCCCACGCGGTCAGCCATCCCCAACTCCACAGCCTGGCGCGCACCCACCACGCGTCCCTCGCCGAATCCATTGCGCACGATCGCTGGTTTCACGCCGCGGTTGCGCGCCACAGAGTCGGTGAACGCATTGTAATAATCGTGCACCCTGGCGAGGATGGCATTCCTGGCATCATCCGTAAGCGGCTCATATGGGTTTCCCTCGGTTTTGTATTTTCCTGCGCTGAGCAATGAAACCTTGATGCCTTCTTTTTCGAGTGCCGCGCTCACATCCTCATGCACTGCAAAGACTCCGATGGATCCCGCCTCACCCGATGGACTGATCACGATTTCTTCAGCCGCGCTGCCGATCCAATAGGCAGCCGATGCCATGAGATGATCGACCACCGCCACGATCGGCTTTTGTCCGCGCGCATCGAAGATCTGTTGGGATATTTCCTCGATCCCATCCACCTGCCCCCCTGGTGAATCCACATCCAGCACGATCGCGCTCACCTCCGGATCCCGGACCAGCTTTGCAAATTCCTTGCCGAACAATTCAGCGCTGGTCGCTCCAGACATTTGCGTCATAAGATTTGCGCGTGGGAAGATCGTTCCAAAAAGTGGCAGCACTGCCACGGCATTGACTCTGCGGTCCGCTGTTGTTCGAACTGCTCCATGCATCCGCGTCTGCACTTCCTCCGCGTCCAGCTTCTCCCCGGAAACGTGCCGCACCACGATCTCCTGCAACACGATCAATTGCCGCGGCAGGATCGCCCATGGAGTTTCCACAAAAGCCTGCAACACATACGATGAACGCCTCCCCATCATCAGCATCGGCTCCACCAACAAAGACTCCTCCAATCGAGAATCACCACCAATGCTCGCTAACTGCTGCTCGCTTATTGCTAATCGCTTATTTGCCATCTCACTCTCCTGACTTTGAGTCTTGCACCGGCTTCGGCTCGCCGCCCACAGGACCATAATTCTTGGTCATGTAGAACTTGCCGCCTTCCTCGTATCCATCGCGGTCCTCGATCTCGCGCGACTCATTCGGCTGCATCGTCCCGGAGCGGATCTGGATCTCGTGCAGCTCCGCGCGGCTCTTGGCATTCGTGCGCAGGATGGACTCTCGAATGAACTTGAAATAATTGCTCTGTTGATCCGCTTCGCTCAACCAGTGCAGGCGCGCCGTTTGTTCCCATTGCACCAGGTGCGGATCCAATGTGGACTTCAGGTAATCAAGATCCTGTTGCTCATTGCTCTGGTAGCTCTGCTTCCCCATGTTGAGTTTGTATGCCGGGAAGTTGCAAAAATTGGCGATTTCAAGATCTGTGCTCTGCATGCTCTCCAGGAATTGTGCATCCCGGAATTGCATCGTGATTGGTTCGAACTTCGTGACCTTTTTGTCGAAGACGATCAATGTGCCTGCATTATCCGAGCCGGAAATACCATCGCTGTACGCCTCGCGATAATTGTCCCGTCCCTTTTTATCGAGGATCGAATCGACCTGGATGTATGCCGCAGGGTTCAACCCCTGCCCTTGCACACTGCTCTGCGTGGCAGACATTCCCATGCGCAGCCCAATGGTTTCACGCGCATATTCGAGCACACTCCTGCCCCAGATGCCGTTCGTCGAATTGATCATCACCGGTGTCACTTCGACCGACGGAATAAAGCGCTTCTCGCCGTTGGGAAATCTCACCTCGTACCAGAGATTCCCACTCGGATCGAACTTGGGAGTGGTCACGTTTGTCGGCAGGATGAATAGTTCGCGCAGCGCTGGTGGAGGCGGCTGCCAGATCAATGCATTCCCCCACGAGAGCAGCCACATGATCACGGTCTTTTTGAACACAAACGGAATCATCCATCGGTTCGGCGATACCTCGATTAGATACGAGATGTTGCGAACGTTCGGATCGGGCGGGATCTGATGTGTCAGCCGTAAACCATTATTGAGTCTGGCGCGTTGGAATTGTTGCAGCGGCATATTGGCAATATCGTTGCTGATGGTATTCAAGCAGCGGAAATACGTCGCCACGCGCTTTGCCAGCTCCGGGCTGATCACCTGCTGCGCCCGCGTCTGACCGCGACCCGCATACAGACTCCCGCCCTGATCGGGAATAGGCTCCACCTTGGCAGGTGGTGCAGCTTTGGATGAAGTCAACGCGCCGGTAACGATCATTTATTCGCCTGAGCCTTTCCGATCAAATAGCTGAACACCAGACAAAAAATGCCGGCAGAGAAAAGCGCGGCAGCAGGATGAATGCAATAGGCGCCGCCGGTGATCAGCAGCGCACCCAGCCAATACAAAATATCGTCGAGATATTTCATCTTCGAAGGAACTCCACCAGTTGCACGATCCCAATGACCAGCGCACAGATGCCGATCACGATTTCCTGGTAGGGAAAATGAACGCCCAGATAAAGCAGCCCGATCAACAGCCAAGAAACGATCTGAATGATTGCCATCAGACTTTTTTCTCCCGAATGGCGGAAGCAATATCGTTCAGTGCCTTGAGGATTTCATTTCCACCCACTTCAATTTCGAACGCCTTCTCCAGCTTCGCCTTCAGGTTGTTGGTCACGCGCAGTCCAACGTATCGGGATGTTCCTGTACCGGTGTTTGAACTAACTCTCCCCCACACAATTCCATCTTTCTCCGGATAGACTTGATACACCACAAACGGAACGCCTCGCCCATACACCCCAACCTGATTCGTGATCGATTGGGTTTCCATCTGCACTCGGATCTTTAGATCCACCAGGGCGGTGTAGTCGCCGGGAACCATTTGTTCGTTCATATCATTTCTCCGTTTCATGCACCAGCGATAGGAAGATTGCAAAGAGCTTTGGGTCGAACCAGGCGGTATGTTCGTTCATGATCTCCAGCGCCCTGGCTGGACTCCGGGCGCTGCGATAAGGTCGATCTGAATTGAGCGCATCCCACATATCGGCGATGCTCACGATCCGTGCCAGCAGCGGGATCTCTTCGCCTTGCAGTTTTCGGGGATATCCACTGCCATCCCAATGCTCGTGATGGCAGAGAATGACATCCATGATCTCCTGCGGCAGATGGATTAACTCCAACGCTTCGTAACCCAGTTCGCAGTGCGTTTGCATGTGAGCGCGCTGCGCCTTGTTCAATCTGCCGTTTTTATCGAGAACGCTGGCATCGATGAAGAGCTTGCCGAAATCGTGCGCATCTGCGCCGTATCGCAGGAACAGCATTTGCGTGCTATCGAGATTCAACTTCTCTCCGACGCGCTGGGCGAAATGTTGGGTCCGCACTGCATGGTCTTCCGTGTCGATGGAGTGCAGATCTCCCATCCTGCGGAGCGTACGAATAAAGTCACTGAGGGGAATCTCCATAACATGCTCATTGCACCAAAATAAAAAAGCCCGACGACTCTCACGTGAGAATCGTCGGGCGGCATCACTCCGACAAAAGGACCCGGTCAGATACCAGGTCTGCCTTTGTATTCAATTAAGAGGATTATAGGCGTGAGGGGTGAAAAGTCAATAGTCCTTAAACAGACAACGCCCGGGGTGAGGGGGGCACCCAGGACGCTGTCGATGCGAATTATAGGTCAATCGATGGCACTGTCAAGGATGGGTTTCTTGTGCATCCACCTGGTCCAGCTGTAAAACAAGAGAGAGCCACGTGGTTCTTGTTTAGATATCGCCGGAGATCTGAAACAAGATTATTCAAAAGAGGGTCTACTTGGTTTCGGTAGGTCCAAAGAATCGGGTTGAGTGGCTTTTTGAATGAGTTCCCATTCCTCTGGATTTGTTAGATCTACTGTTCTAACCGCAGTCACCCTGCCTTTAAAATTCGCTGTGACGATATAAGACTCTGCGCTGAATTTTCCGCGAACAATATCGCCAGCTTGTAAATTTTCAAATTCTTCACCGGTCATTTGATCTCTCCTGGTTAATCTTGTTTTGCTCAGCCGCGGATCCGCAAAATTCAAACAAGATAATCTTGTTCGCCAGGCTCGAGCGGCCGTAAACAAGAAGCCAATCGTAAAGCTAATATCATCCCCTTGCGGGACAACCAAAACCTACAGCCCAAAATCGTCACTATTCACATACTCCTGGTAACTGGTCATCTCGCGCAGCGGCTGCACCCGGAACAATCCATCGATCCCGGCAGCCAGCAGGTCCACGCGCTTGGTGTCTCCGGCATTTTTCTTCGAGATCATAATGTTCTCTTTCGTGTCGATGATCTCCTGCGCGTTGCCCACACACCAGGTCAACAGCGGTGATCCATCATGCACGAGCTTTCCACCGGCGACAGCATTCCGAAATAATTTCGTGGGCTCATTTAAATTAGGCATCGTCTGCCGTACTTCAATGGTGGTATAGCCCAGGTCGTCCATCTCGTTTTTTAAATGCGTCGCATTGTAGGGATCGTAGCTGAATTCATGTACCTGCCAGCCATTCAACGCTGCATAATGATACTTCAACAGCCTGGTCATGGTCCGTTTTCTTTCTTCATCATTCTCCGATGCCAACTCATCGGCGAGTAGTCTGCCGTTGAGCGCTTCGATTTGCTCGATCAGCGTTTTGTAATCGGTCACATTTCCCTGCGTGATTGTGAGCCATCCGGCTTTTGCCCAATCCCGATAGGGAATCTTGTCCGTCTTCCGGTGTTTCTCGACTGCGCCCTCTGGCATGAAGCCGTGAGCTGATATCCCGATCCTGTCATTGGGCAGCGCAAATACATACGCCAGCGCCGTGAGATCGACTGTCTTCGACAGGTCCGCACCCACGATGCACAACAGACCGCGTGTCATTTCCAGAAACGCTTCACGCGACACCGCACATTGTTCCCACTGACTCTGCTGGCTCCCTTCGCCCACCATGTAATCGCCCATAAAACTGTGTTCATTGCCATGCTGCCAGATGTTCAAATTCTTGATCCGGAATGAACGGATCTTCTCCGGCATTTTTGAACCAAACGCCGTGTCATGCTGTTGCTTCAGCCTTTCCAGTCCCTTCGGCGTCGATGCCCTCAGCGGGTTGGATTTGATCCAGTTACGAGGATCGTGCTCATCGTCGTGCTCATCCAACTCACGGATCATCACAAAATACTGTTCATTCTTTGTTGCATCCGATTTATCACTCACCGATCCCTCGATGATTAGTTTGCAGTATTCGTATTCCTGGTGGCACGGACTCTCGACATCATCCCCCGCCGTGGTGATCGTATAGATCAACGGCTGCGCCCTCTGCCCCTGCGCCGTGGACATCAGGTCAAACAGCTTCGATGTCGGGTGGGCATGGTACTCGTCGATGAACGCGCACGAGGGGTTGAATGAATCCTTGTTCTTGATCTCTCCCGAGAAGGCTTTCATTTCCCCCCCCCGCGTGAGGTGCCTCATTTCATATCTTCCGATATACAAGCGCTTGCGCAGGTCCCGGCTTTTATCCGCCATCGATGCAGCATAGTTGTAGAGCACTCGCGCCTGGGGTTTGTCCAACGCTGTACAATAAACTGCCGGGCTCATTTCCATATCGCCCACCATCATATAATTTCCAATTCCAGCGCCCCGTGTGGTTTTGGAATTTTTGCGAGCCTCGGTTACAAACGAAAAATTAAATCGACGGAGCCCTGTTTCACGACCATTGGAGCGCGTGATCCGTTCATGTTTCGAAACCCACCCAAAGATACAGCCAAGCTCAAACACATGCGCGGGAATTAATTCAATGGGCTGCCCAACGAATTGTCCCTCTATATGCACCAACTGCTTGAACCATTCGACGGCAACAAAGGTAGACTGTTCTTCGTCGAAGACCCATTGCCACTCCGGATCACGCGGTGGCACCGGCCGGCCCGTTGCCCGCTCGATCCGCTTTGCAACCAATGCCGGCAGCTGCCCAGCGCGTGCCAGGTCATACAAATGGCGCAGGCATGCAAGTCGTTCCCATCTCCCGGTAACGATCGTCTGTTCAACCGAATTGATCGCGTAAAGTGTGACGGGATGCATCAGTCAAACTTCTCCCCGAATTTATCCCTGGGCGGTTCGTCCGCGTGTTTCTTGATTAGTCGCGTGCGTGCATAGGGAGCGAACCCCAGCCGCTCCGAATATTCCAGGATGCGTCGCATGTACGTTTGTAGAATTCGATGATCATCACTGGTGAGTCGTCTCTTACTAGCCACCTTCTTGTATTTCGACACCGCCTCGCAGAACAAGGCAAGGATCTCGCTGTCCAATGCATCGAGCATATCCTTGCCACCACTCAACCCCGCGATCTCGGAGATCTTCTTCTCCCAAATTGGAAGCGCGTCCTTACTCAGCCAGATCGGAGGCGTAATGGTCACATTGTCTTTGCGCTCAAATTCCTTCGCGGCATTCGTGCGCGCTTCCTTCTGTTTTTTTGTCCAGTGTTTTCCACCACCTTTTTTACCCACACTCATGGTCTTTGCAGCAACGACCTGCTTTGGCATCGCGTCTCACAATCTCATATAAAACCCAAAAAACACGCAGCGCTGATTGGGGACTCTCTCACACGTTCGAGCCATCAACCGTTCTACTCCAAATGATGTAAACTTTTTTCGATGGGGGGCATTCATCACACACCCCAAACTTCGTTACGGGTTTTTTTAGAGTGGTGGGGCTTGCACATGGACTGGAGGTTGGCATCATCGAAGAAGAGATCATGGTCGCCATGGTGTGGCTTGATATGGTCGACTTGAGTAGCCTTTACTTCCTCTTCACTACTCAGACAATCCACGCACCATGGATACGCTTCGAGATGAGCAGCACGCATCGCCCTCCACCGCGGACTGTTGTATAGCTTCTTAACTGCAGGATCACGGACGATGCGTTTGCTCGAATGTTCTGGACATCTGCCACTCTTGACCAGCGCATTACAGCCAGGATATGTGCACTTGCGCAGGGACGAGTAAGGCACAGCTAGCGCACACTGCGATAACCAGGCATGTGGACCTTGTTTAGGAACCAGGCCACACCATAGCCACTGATTGCCAGTACGATCAAGTGAATGATCGTTGATAGGATCTCGTCAGGGATGAAGGCAAGCAGTTTGAGCAGGAACTCAAACACCGTGACCACGATTGCGGCCAGCACGGCAGCCAGCTCCACAGTAAAGCCTCGCAGATCTATCCCCCATTTGACAAACACGAAGCCAAAGAACGCAGTGAGCAAAGATGTGATTAGAGCCAAGATCAATATCTTGGCATCGCTTGGCAATGGCACGAAGTTGGCAGCGATGGCATTGGAAGATGCGCATGCTGACAGGAACAAAGCGAACATGAGCGCAACGAGAAGCAGGGTAAAGAATCTTTTCATGGTATCTCCTTATTGAAAGCGAAACACCCGACGTCGCAATGACGCCGGGTGCATCGACCGACAGACCGTCCCAGCCTTTAGCCAGGACTGCAAACGATATTTAGTTGTGATTTGCATTATAGCTGATAACGCTGGGACAGTTGCACCAGGGCAGCCTTACCAATCTCCCAACGTTTGTATCGCTGACAATTCCGGAATGTGCAGCGGATCCGGCGCGCGTCGCCGATGATCTCAGCACGGATGTGGACGTTATAAGGCGGAACAATATTCGTTGGCAATGAAACTTCATACACCGCCAGCGCAGTCAGACTCTGACCCTCGTCGATCACATAATGTAGCTCTCCAATGATATGACTGTTCGGATAAGCGGAGAGTTGATCAGCTTTGACACACTCACCCGTGCATAGAAAAAACTTCCGGACCGGCTTCGAAGCGCTCATGGCGCAAATGCTCGTTGAAGAAGCGGAATCAATCCACTGCGAATTAACTCCAATCCAAGCATGATCACAATGACACGAATGAGATCTGTTCCGATCCCCTGTTTAAACCAGGCAAGAGATCCCCATTTGGGATGCTCGGAAGGTTGCATGGGAATACCCGTTTGCGGACCCATCTTGATTGCCTTCAGTTTTTGACTCGAAGACTTGACATGCTCCTCTGCATGTCGCTTCGATTTCTTGGCATGATTTAGTTCCTGGATTGTTCGGAGTTGACGATTTTCGAGAATATCATCCAGCACATTCAAAGATAACAGGTCGGCACCTGATGCTCTTGCTCGTTGATGGATCAACTCTTCCCGCTTCTTCCGGATCTCAACGAGTGCTTCTTCAAGCGCCTGGATATTCGTTTCAGCCTGATCGTTTTGAGTCTCGCTTCGATCAAGCTGCTCCTTCATCCAGTCTTCGATAAAGCTCGTCAATCGGTGTGACGTATCGATCTGGATCCGTTCGATGTTCGCCATCCGGTTCTTTAGGTCCCCGATCTCATCGAACTGCGGATTGATGATCCGTTGTTTCTGCGTCTTTGTTTCGGGAGTGGGTTGAGGCTTTTGGTGAGTCATTGTTTACGAAACAGACCCACTCTCATATCATTAAAGGGGACAGACCCAATAATGGGAGTGGGTCTGTCCGCGTGCATTCTACATGCGATGTTCAAGAAATGGCAATGGTATCTAGGTTACAGTTTCGGCTCGCTATCGCAATCCGCTCATTGGCTTGTATCACTGGCGCGAGCCTTGATACCTTTGAACGCCGCGCTTCTTGTGACGAAGCGTCCAGTGCATACTGTATTAGACCCCGCGCTAAATATCGAGAGCGCGAAGTTTTACGACAATTTCTTTTTTGCACTTCAAACACTGGCGATGACTAGCCGCGTAAATGAAGTTTTGATAAGCCGTGACACCCCATTTTGTGCCATAGGCTTCTCTTGCGCTATACAAAATCTCTTGCGAGATTTCCTTAAAAACATGAAAACAAAAAATTTGCTTTAGGCTCATATTTGCTCCGAAGGGGTCTAACGGAAAAACTAAGCGGCTGGCGCAGGATTACCTGCGTCATTTTCGGACTGGTGCGTAGCGCCAGTCCGCTTGAGTGATTGTTCGGTGGCTTGAAGTTCTATAAATAGTTTCACCAACTCATCGATTGCATGTTCCTTGTTGAAAATACGTATTTCTTCTTCGTCTGCGCTTGGATCACTTAAATCTTCCGACCAATCACTATAATAACTATCGTTCAAAACCTTCGTTATTTTAGACTTCAAATCATTTAGATCCATAGTCTTCTCCTTCTGACTATTATAAGCCGCCGAACGGCTTGCGTCAGCGGTTGGTGGCGGGCTTGGATTCACTGTCAGAAGCGGACGACTCCCCCAAGTCGGGTGCATCTTTTATTGGGCGTTCCGAGCTAAGCAAACGATCACCATCTGTTTTATGCTCATCACAAAAAGACCACCCATAATAATCATGCCAGCGTGCCTTATTTGCACAACGCGGGGCTACCCCTTTTACTATCGGATATTGACATTGTAAATCAGCCGTTTTTTCTCCTTCACGAAGCGCCCAACGGTTTGCGTTACTGGCTGGCGGGTTTATTACCTGTCCGTTTTTGCACACCGTACCCGCCAGTCCAGTGCACGCTGTGTTATGCGTTGCCATTGCTTACAACTGCACGACCTGCAAGAGCTTCGTTTTTGATATAAGTCATCATTGTTGACCACTTTTCAAAACCATTCAATTCTGCCGCCGCTTGCAATTCTGATTTTCGTTTATCGCTTCGGGCATTGATGGTGTTGTCTGCCCAATTTGGATTATGTTTTCGCGGCGCTTTTCCGCTCATTTTTTTTACTAACGAGTGAGCCGCCTGAGCAGTCATTCCAGATTGGATCAATTCGCTATCGCCAACAAAAAACTTTCTGAACGATTCGTCCGTTGTGCTGGCGTATGATCCATCTTTATGACGCAAGACCGAGTGGGTGCG